GCCGCCTCGCAGCTCGGTCTGCACCACGATGTCCACGGAGTCCGCGGCGTTGTAGGCGATCTGGGACGCCGCGGCGGGGTCCACGTCGGTGAGCGAGGTGAGCATCAGCTTCCGGGTCCGCAGGACCGGGTTGCCGTACTCGTTGATGGTCAGGGTGACCTGGGTCGGGTTGCTCATGGCAACCGCGTCCGGGTCCACGTCCTCCGACAGAGGCGTGGTCGCCGGGGCCAGGTCCTGCCAGATGCCCAGCACCATGCTGGAGCCGGGCGCGGTCAGGTCGGTGGGGTGCACGTCGGCCAGCGACCGGAAGAGCGGCTGCGAACGCAGCGCGAAGCGGAAGGACTTGTCGTACGCGGTCTGGACCGTGTTCGACAGGGCGGTTGTGTCAGTGAAGGCGTTCGCCATCTTGGTCTCTCACCCTCTCGGGGCGTCGCAGAAGTCAGGGAGAGAGAGCGCAGGTTCAGCGGAAGCGGACGTTCCCGGCTTCGCGCATGATCGCGTTGAACTCCTCCTGGGAGTCCGCCGCGTTCAGGCGGGCGTTGAGCTGGTCTTCGCCGCTCGTTGCGGCGACTCCGTCCACGCCGGCCGAAGCCATCTGCTGCATGGCTGCCTGGCTCTCGGGCGAGACGACCGTCTGCGGCGTGCCCTGCACGCCCTGACCCGGCTCGACGGCTTCGCCGCCGGTCTTGGCCAGTGCAGCGCCGTTGGCGCTGAGCCAGTCGTCCAGCTTGTCGGGCGAGCCCGTGTACAGGCCAGCGGCCTGTGGGGCGTAGCCCTTCGCGGTGAGCGCGTCCTTGACGGCCTGCTGGTTCTGGGCGTCCTTCAGGCGGTCGTTCTCCGCCTTCAGTTCACTGAGCTGCTGGGAGACCTTGTCCATGTGGGTCCGGAACCACTTGGGTCCCTGCTCCTGGGTCGAAGGCTCGCCCTGCTCTTCCTCGCCAAAGCCGTACATCTCGCTCACTGCGCACTCCCTGTTCTCCGTGGCCTGCTACTCCCCCGGGGCAGGGGATTCGCGCTCCACTCCCGGACTTCACGGCCCAGGCGCCGGTCGTCCCTGGGCATACTCAGTATGCCCCAAGCGCTAGCGCTTTAGCGCTAGCACCTGCTATCAGGCATGACGCAGCGCTACGCTGCGGACACAAGACCTGGAGGGGACATGAAGAAGGCACTGAAGATCTGGATCGGAATCGTCCTGGCGGTTATCGCCGCCGGCGCCGCAGTGGGCGCCGTCATCGGCGATCAGGGCACCAGTGGCCGGGTCGGCAGCGGCGTCATCGCCGCCCTGTTCGCAGCGGCTGCGCTGCGCACCTGGTACCTGGCCGGGGAAAGCACGAAGCCCCCGACCGGAGTCGGGGGCTAGGGCTGGACGCTGGCGACGCGAGAATTGAACTCGCTCAGCCCAGGCATTCGCCAGGGATACGACCGCCAGAGCGGTCCCTGGGGACGATCCCCAGGACTCCCGCCAGCGCTACGTAGCACGATACCCGGCCGAGAGGCCGGCTGCGGCGTTGCCGCTGGAGCCTGCGAACTGCGCACGCTCCTGGTTGACCAGGGAGCGCTTCTTGTCCATGGAGTCGGCACCCGTGCCGAACACGGACTGCTCTTCCTCGCCCTGCGAGAACGTGGTGCCGAACCGGGCCGCCAGGGCCTGGAGGTTCGGCAGCTCCTCCGCGACCTGCTGGAAGCCCTGGCTCGCCTGGGACTGGCTGAACCCCTGGTTCACGTAGTCCATCATCCGCGTGGGATCCGAGAGCAGCCCTCGCCGGGCTGCCTCGGCACCGAACTGAGCCGCTGCCTCCTGCTTCTGGAGCAGGGGCAGCGCCTTGGTCTGGTCCAGGAAGTACGCGGTCAGGTGGGCGTCATCGACGCCGTAGAAGGCGGAGAGCTGCTGCTACCGGTCCGGGACGGCCGCGGTGGACGCGGCCGTGGCCAGGTCCACCCGGGACTTGATCTCGGTGGGCGACACGTCGCCGCCGATCCAGTTGGCGAAGTCCGAGGGCGTGTCGTAGAAGCTGGGCGGCAGCCCAGCGCTGGCCATGACCTGGCGGTAGCTGGCCTCCGTGGCCAGGTAGTCGGCCGGCGACAGCACGGCCAGACCCGCCTTGGCTCGCAGGTCGTTGCCTGCGAAGCGCTGCTTGTACTCGGCCGTGTCCTGCAACAGCAGGCTGATCGTGTCGGCGCTGTAGCCGTTCTGGATGTAGCTGAAGATCTTCGGAGCCAGGGTGCCCAGGCCGTAGGACGTGAACAGGGCGTTCAACGCCACGAAGGCATCCCTGTTCGCACCGGTGAGGGCGTTGGTGTACCGGTCCGTGGCGGACTGGGAAAAGCCCGGGTCGGTGACCTTGCCGGGCGCGTGACCGCCTACGAGGACGGGGGCTGTCGCCATCTCAGAACGCCTTTCCGAAGGACTGGAGCACCTGATGCGCGGTCTGCATGATCGAGTCCTGCGCGTTCTGCGTCTTCTTCCACGTCGGGTCCTGGCGCAGCGAGTTCTCGAACTGCCAGATGCTCATGGCCTGGCCCTTGGTGTTGCTGGCCATCGCCTTGGCCACGTGGGAGTTGAACAGGTCCACGTCCGTCTCGGGGACTTCCAGGATCTTGGAGACGGACTGGATGTACGGGCTGGCCAGGTCCATCACGTTCTGGCCGGCCAGGATCTGGTCGCGGAACGCGCTGTAGCGCGCTGCCGCGGTCTTGCGGATGGAGTCCTCCAGCTGGGACTCCGTGGACTTCCCCGACTCCACGGCCCGGACGTTGTTGGTGTACCAGGACGTGTTGAGCTTGATCCCGTTGAGGTACGCGATGCTCTGGAGCTTGTCGTAGGTCTCGCCGGCCTCACCCCACATCACCCCGGCGTGGCCCTGGACCTGGCCGCCGAGCCAGTCCTTGATTCTGGCGTCGGACCAGCCGAGCGCAAGGGAGTAGTACGCCGCGGTCTGGAGCAGCTTGCTGCTCTGGCCCTTGCCGTTGACCTGGTTGCCCAGGCCCACCTGCACCGCAATGGCGTTCATGTCCGAGATGCCCTGGCCGTACTTCTGCTTCCAGGTGGCCGGGTCGGTGTACTTGGTGGTGATGTACTGCCGCAGGCTGTCCGGCTGCGTCTTCCACCAGTTCGTGTTCTTGAGCTTGGCGGTAAACAGGTCGGCGGACCAGCTGCCCTTCACGGCCTGGTTGAAGAGGTTCTTCAACTCCTTGCTGGAGTTGATCAGGGCGGAGCTGAGCCCGTAGTTCGCAGCCAGCTCGTCCATGCTCAGCTTGGGCGTCACAGCCGTTGCCCCCACCGCTCCTCCGCCGCCGCCGGCGGAACTGCTGCCGCCCGAGGCGGCCATCACCTTGGCCACGTACTGCGCGACGGTGTTGCCCCCGTCGCTGGCCCTGCTGTTCGGGTTCGGCTGCCCGGAGAACCACATGCTCGCGGCGCCCTCGGCGCCGTACTGCTTGAAGTACCCGCCCAGGACCACCTGGGCGACCTTGTCCTGGGCGGCCCGGGAATCCCGGAACTGCTGCCAGGTCAGGCTGTAGCCCAGCGCCCGCTTGGTCCAGGACGGGATGTTGGCCTTCATGACCTGGTAGGCGCCCACGGCGCCGATGCCGTTGACGACCGAGTAGTTCCCGCCGGACTCCACCTGGCGGATCCCGGCGAGCAGCTGCGCAAGAGTCAGGCTCATGAGGCCAGCCCCAGCGACTGGAGAACCTGGTGCCCGACCTGCATGGTCTGGTCCTGGGCGCCCTGCGTGGCCTTCCAGGCCGGGTCAGTGCGCAGCGTCTTCTGGAAGTCGCTCAAGGACATCGGGGCCGGCAGGCCCTTGGGGTCCGCGGCGTTCAGGGCCGCGGACACCTTCGGGTGCCACACGTCCACGTCGCTCTCGGGCAACTCCAGCTCCTGCGCCGTCATCTGGATGTACGGCGCCGCGATGTCCCGCATGGACGCACCCGCGTTCAGCTGCTCGGTCCACCCCGGGTAGGTGGAGATGGCCTGCTGGCGCAGGCCGTCCTGGACGTTCTGCATGGTCGTCAGGCCGCGCACCAGGTAAGCGGCGTTGTTCTTGACCGTCTGGTCCGAGATCTTGATCCCCTGGTCGTAGGCGTACTTCGTGATCTGGTCGGCGGCGGCTCCCGCCTGGCCGCCCAGCGTTCCGTCGTTGCGGAACTTCACGTACTGGCCCAGGAAGTTGCTGATCTGCGCGTCGTCCCAGCCGAACGACACCATGTTCGTGGCCAGCTGCTGCGTCTGCTTCGCAGACAGGATCGCGCCGGCCTTCACGGCCATGTCCTGCGCCTGCGCCTGGGCGGCGGACATCGACGCCTTGTAGGTCGCCGGGTCCGTCTTCGCCTGGACCTGCGCCTTGCGCGCAGTGTCGGAGTTCGACTTCCACCACTTGGTGTTCTTCAGCTCCGCCGAGAACTTGTCCGGAGTCCACTGGTCCGCGACCGCGGACTTCAGCAGGCCCATCAGCTCCGGCTGGCTCTTGAAGAACGCATACGACATGCCGTAGCTGTCCGCGAGTTCTTCGCTGGACAGCTTGACCTGCGGCGCCTGGGCGACCGCCGCGCCAGAGGGCGCGGCCCCGGAGACGCCGGCCATGCGGCGAGAGCCCATCAGGCGATTCATGTAGTACGAATCGGACAGGGAGCTGATCTTGACCACGTCGCCCGTGTGGGGCGCGTGGATGAACTTGCCTCCGCCGATGTAGATGCCGACGTGATCGGCGCCCTTGTTGCCCGGCTCGGTGTCGAAGAACACCAGGTCGCCGGGCTGGAGCTTGTCCACCGGGACGCTCGCGCCCTGGTTGATCTGGTCGTAGGTGACCCGGGGCAGCTGGATCCCGAAGTGCCCGTACACGGCCTGGACCAGGCCGGAGCAGTCCACGCCGGACCGCATGTCCGTCCCACCCCACACGTACCGGGTGCCCAGCGCGCTCCTGGCGAAGTTCACCAGGTCCAGTCCCGAGACGGCCATCAGCTCGGACCCCCGTACACCGCCTGGTCCAGCGCGTGCATGTAAGTGGTCGCGGCCTGGTAGGCCCCGTACTCGGGCTTCTTCTTCGCCTCGTCGCTGGCGAGCAGCGCTCGGGCGTCATCGGACATGCCGCCCGTGGTGACGCTGGAGGCGTCCGTGGCTTCTCCCGTGGTCGGATCGAACTGCGTGGTCGTGGTCGTGTTGGACGGGTTCTGCATCTCGCTCTGCGAGAGCGCCGTGGCATACGAGCCGATCTCGCCCTGGCCGGGGTCCCGGCCCAGCAGATCCTGGAAGACCTTCGTGGCGATCGCTCGCGCGGTCGCCGGGTCGCTCAGGTTCAGGCTGGTCTGGGTCGTGGTCTTGAACTTCGGACCGATGTAGCGCTTCTCGCCCGTGACCGGGTTGACCTCGAAGTCCCCCTGCTTGATCCAGCCCCCGTTGGAGTTGCCCTTGACGTACCCCGACAAGATGTCCAGGGGGCCCACCTGCTGGCCCTGCGCCCCGTACTCGGCCGCCTGGTTCACCAGGTTCTGCCAGAGGCTGTACGCCTCCAGGTCGCCCGCTCCCTGCGTGAGCAGGCCCGAGAGCAGGCCCTTGGCCCGGAAGTCGTCGCGCTGCTTCTGGCTCCAGTTGAAGTACTGCCCCGTAGCCCCGTCCACCGACCACCAGCTGGGCGTGCGCGGCTGCGTCTGCTGACGCGCCTGGCCCGCCTCGGAGGTGAACGGCGAGTTCGCCGTCCTGCCGGGGGAGAAGCCCATGAAGACCTTGCCGGGCCCAGAGGACCCGGAGCTGCCAATGCTGGCAGCGATGGAGTCCAGGGCCTTCTGCTGCGCCGGGGTCAGGCCGGCGCCCGAAGAGGCGCTGGGCGTCGGAGTGGAGCTATCAGTGATCGCCATTACGCCTCCTGGGTCGAACCGTCGTAACCGAGGTCTCGCGCCAGGTAGCGCGAGTGCAGATCCCCGAACCGCGTGTCGGACTCGATGAGTCCGTCCACGAACTTCTGCCACGCGGTCAGCACGTCCGCGTTGGCCCTGGCCGTGATGACCCCGGAACCGCCGTTCTTCTTGCGCTGCGCCAGCGCCTGCACGATGCCCTGTCGGGCCCCCAGGTACGTCTGGAGGACCCGGAGGTCACTGCGGTTGGGATCGGCCGCCAGAGGGCTCGTGGCGACCTTCTGGAGGGCAGGCACAAGCCGCTCGTACTTCAGCGGGTCCAGCGTGTTGAAGTCCTTGGACCACGCCTCGTTATAGAACGGGTTGTCGCTGCCGTCGGGCAGCGTCGGAGACCCGAACAACTGCGTCACCGCCTGCTTCTGCGCCTTCAGCGCCTCCGCGCCCTTGTCGCTGAAGGACTTCAGGCCCTGGTTGTGGAGCTTGGCCGTCAAGGCGTTCATCACGCCCGTGTACTTCGCCCAGCCCAGCCGGCGCTGGTTCTCCTCCATCGCCTGGTCGGCGGACATCTTCGTCCGCTGCATCTCCGAGCCGCCGGGCGTGACCGGCGTGTTCAGCTGGTAGGAGTACGCCTCCGGCGAGAAGGGCCCGTCGCCCTCGGGGCCCACGATCAGGGCCCCCAGCTCGGGGTTGGCGGCGATGAGATCGCCGTACTTCTTCTCCAGGTCCACGGCCTTGATCGTGGCCGGGATCCCGCTGTCGTTCTTCGACTGGCTCTGAGCGAAGATGAAGTAGCTCTCCTGGTAGCGCTTCAGGAACTCATCGTCCGCGGTCAGCGCGTTCTGCCGCCGCAGGTTGTTGTACTGGTCGCGGTAGAACTGGTACTTGTCCGCCTTCTGCGTTGCCATCGGCTGGAGGAAGGCGGAGCCGGCGCTGAACAGCCAGTAGTTCCGCGTCATCGACGCGATCTTCGATGCCGACGGCATCGGCTTGCCCAGCTGGTCGTGCTCGAAAGCAGCACGCTGCATGATCTGGAGCTTGACGCTCTGATAGCGCGCATCGCTGGTATCGAAGCCGGTCAGGAAGTTCTTCACCGTACTGGGCAGCAGGAAGCTCGCGGCTTCGCCGACCGGGCCGGAGCCGAACGGGCCGCCGTTCTGCGGCCCGAAGGGCAGCACGCCCAGGTGGCGTGCCACCTCCGCGGCCTTCGGCTTGTCCTTCACCAGGGCGTTGACGGGGATCTGGACGATCGGGCCGACGCCCGGGTGGAACCAGGGGTCGCCCTGGGTGACCAGGTCCATGGAGTTCTGGGAGAGCGTGAAGTTCCCCGACGACGGCTCTGCGCCGAAGGCCAGCCCGAACGGGCTGTGCGCCAGCGCCTTGGGCATCCTGCCCACGATGAAGCGCTCGGACTTCGGAACCAGCCTCTTCACGGCCTTGCCGGTCTTCGGGTCGATCGTGTAGCTGTACCCGTTGCGGTCGATCTGGTTGCCGTCCGCATCCTGCATGCCGTTGAGGTGCGTCCCGGCGACGTTCAGCCCGCCCATGGCGATGGGCGCGTTGTAGAAGTCGTTGGCGTAGCCCACGACCTGGGGCCGGTCCGCGATGATGCGGCCCCAGCGCTGGAAGGACTCCGTCGTAGCGGCCATGAACGGGCTGATCAGCCGCAGCGCGGCTGCGGCGTCAGACCTGTGTGCTATGTCGAAGACGAGCTTGCGCGTGTCCCGCAGCGCCAGGCGGCGCGCGGTCGTGGCCATGCGCTCCACGCCCGCCACCGTGGTGTCGTACGCGCCCTGCTTCTTCAGCTGGCTGGCCAGCGTCTCCAGGTGGTCCCCGTAGAACTGGTTGAACAGCGGGTGCCTGCTCCAGTTGTCCGCCGGCAGCTTCGCCGCCCAGTTGAACCAGCTCGACATGATGTCGTTCAGGGCGCCCTTGAACCTGGACTGCCCCGGGCCCACCTGCCCGGTGTGCACGTCCGGGCGCTGCGCCATCGGCACAGCCTTCTTCAGGAACTCCGGGTCCACCCCGCCCTCCAGGGCCTTGGCCCTGATCTCGGGGGTGGGCATGTACTCCGCCACGTCATGCCACGCGGAGTTCGCCAGCTCCTCCGGATCGGAGATGATCCGGTTCTCCGTGCCGGCGCCCCGGGCGCCAGGGGTCATGCCGATGCGGCGCTGGTACCGGCGGCCTTCGGCCGTCTGCTTGAGCCACTTCGTCATGTCCTCCACGGACGCTCCGCGCACCGCCTGCGAGGCCAGCTCGTCCTGCATGAGCTGCGAATTGATCGCGTGCGCCCAGGAGGTCGCATGCAGCGTCTCGTCCTGGGCGGGAGAGATCGCCTTGCCGCCGTGGTCGAAGGACCGCATCAGATGCCCGTGCACCAGGGCCTTGTTCGTGGAGAAGATCTGCCCCAGCGCCTCGTCGCTGGAGATCGACTTCATGAAGTACTGGCCCTCGTCGCCCTCGAAGGCGGCGGGCGCTGTGACGCCGCCGGGCAGCGCCACCTGGCGCGTGCCCGCCTTCGCCTTCGGCGTGGCGGCGATCGCGGTGTGCTCGTCCACGACTTTCTGCTGAAGACCCTTGTAGGTCTCCAGGAAGCCCTTGTGCGCCCGCAGGTCGGCCAGCTTGGCCGGGTCGGCGGCCCCGGAGGCCGCCAGGGCCTTCATCGCGCCCTTGACCTCGGCCAGCTTCTCGGCCGCGTAGCTCACGCCCTGCTGGGCGCTCGCGGCCTTGGCCGCGGACATCCGGCGGACATCGGCCAGCGCCATGTTGGTGATCCCGTTGCGCACGCCCCAGCCGGCGCGCAGCGCCATCTGGGCTGCGCCCAGTCGGGCCATCTGGCCCGCGAGGTCGTCGCCCGCCACGCGGGGGATGTAGCCCAGGCGGAACAGCGTCCCGAACTTGAACAGCGAGGTCAGCTGGTCCGCTCGCTCCAACATCCAGTCCGGGTTGCCCAGCTTGCTGGTGCGAATCGCCTTGAACGAGCTGACGTTGCGCGCCAGCGCCTTGTCCATCTCGTCCAGATCCTGGAAGACGTGGTCGTTCGCCATCCGCGTGACGGTGTTCGGATGGACCACCAGCTTGCCGCCGTCGGTCATGAACTCGTCCACGTGGATCTGGGCCGTGGACCCGTCCGGCATCGTGACCGGCTTCGTCGCGTTGCTGTAGCGCTTCATGTTGTCGATCTCGCCGACCTGGCGCTTCAGGTGCTCCTTGTAGATGTCCAGGCCCACCTGCGGGTCCAGGCCGTGCTTCTCCGCGACCTTGGCGGCGCCGGTGGCGCCTATCTCCTTCAGCAGCGCCTGGCGCTCGGACTCCGTCTGCGTCTTCAGGTAGTCGTTCAGCATGTTCAGGCGGGCCTGGTTCGAGATGCCCGGGATCCGCGCGAGCTGCCCTCGCAGCTCCGCGATGCTGTCGCGGTCGATGTCATCGATCCGCATGTACCCGTTGGGCCTGGCGTTCGCCAGGGACCGGACCATGGTCACCGGCGTAGAGAAGAAGTCCCCGGCGCCGTACAGGCGGGACTTCTGAAAGCCGAAGTCCAGGGGCGTGGAGATCGGCTTGGCGAAGCCGATCCGGCCACCGAAGAGACCGTCACCCGCCGGTTGCGCCCCGCGCGCCACGACGGGTGTGGAACCGACGGTGACCTGGCGGCCGGCCTTGCCGCCCCGGGCCGCATTGGCCCGGTAGGCGGCCTGAGCATCGGTCGCCTGCTGCGCGCGAGCGAAGCTCCAGCGCGTCAGGTTCACCTGGTCCAGCTCATGCGCATGCGCCAGGACCTGGTTATACCTGGTCACCAGGGACTCATCCGCGTTGACGCGGTCGTTCAGCGCCTTCATCTGCTGATCGACCATGTCGGTCATGCGCTGGTTGCCGATGTTGGCATACCGGGTATGCATCGCGTCCAGCGCGCTGTAGCGCGAGGTGTCCTGCTCGATCCGCGAGGCGGCCAGCGCGTTCTGCGTCTGAAGACGCTCGATCGCGTCCACGTCGCCCAGGCCCACCCGCAGGAAGTCGTGCACCTCCTGCGGAGTCTTCAGCAGTGAGGCCACGGCCCCGAACCTCGGCCCCAGGGCCGAGTTCTTGGCCATGCTCAGGTTGTTCAGGAGCTGCGGGTTCTCCCGGTTGGCGTAGATGAAGTCGACCGCCTTGCCCATGGTCGACTTCTCCATGATCTGGTCGATGCTCGCCTTCGACCAGCCCTCGGCCGGACGGCGCGCGACTTGCAGTTCAGCGCGCGCTGCGCCCGCGGTCTTGCCCGCGATGATCGTGGGGTCCGCCCACCAGCGCAGTGCCAGGTCGCCCACGCCGGAGGCGTACTTGAACGTGCTGCTGGACTGCCGCAGCTCGTTGATGTAGGCGTTGCCCACGGCGGGCATGCCCGCCTTCTTCAGGAACGCCTGCTGCTGGTCCTGCGGCAACTGGTCGAAGCCGGGCGGCAGGTAGGCCGACCCCGGCTTGTAGTACTCCAGCGGAGACTCCACGGCCTTCTGCGTGGAGGCCGTGTCGTTGTCCTTCGGACCGAGGAACAGAGCCTGGGCCGGAGAGATGTGCTCCGCGGCATGCCACGCCATGGCCCAGTTCCTGGCCTTGAGCGCGCCGCCGTTCAGTTCGCCGGCCATCAGGGCCGTGGACAACGGCTGACTGATGCCGTTGTCGTACACCCAGTTCAGGCCCTTGGAGACCGTCTCCAGCGACGGGTTGACCGCGTGCGAGACGACCGCGTTACCCAGGAAGCTGTTGCCGCTGGTGTCACCGGTCTTGGTGGAACCCTGTTCCACGTGGAACGGATTGACGTACCGGTCAACGGTGTTGAGGGCGCTGGCCGTACCGCTGACGGCCTTGCCCAGATCCTTGAAGAAGCCACCCAGTCCCACGTCAGCCTGCCAAGGTCTGGGTGTCCGCCGGGTATACGTCGAGGTTCGCGGCCGTGTTCTGGAGCCCGTACGCCAACGAGTAGGCGAAGTCGGACTGCGGCCCCTTGGTCGCCATGTCGTGCGCCAGGGCCGGAGTGTCGTTGAAGAACTGGTACATCGCCCCCAGGCGGTCCCACCACTCCATCACATCGCCCCCTTGATGGCGCGCACGAGGTTGCGCGCGGCGGATGAACTGCCCTGCTGGTTGGCCATGTGCTCGAACACGGGCAGGTACGCCTGGAGCGCTTGCATGTCCTGGTCCTTCTGGGCCGGCAGGCCCAGGGCCTCAGGCCCGGCGCCGGGGCCTCCGGCCGCCCCGTCGGTGA